ACTTCAGGATAAATTTGAATATTGTCATAATCTTTAAGGAGTAGTTCTGGTGAGTTTACTTCATTAGTATTTTTGAAGTATGTATCATGATTTCCTGGAATCATATGCATATCAATATCAAGTTCTTTAGTGCGATCAAAGAAATACTCACGACACTTTTTATATGTATTGAAGTTGATAAACTTACGGCGATCAAAAATGTCACCGAGATGGATGATTGTTTTAATCTGACGTTTTTCTAACTCAGGGAAAAATGTTTTACTGTAAAACTTTTCAAAAAAGTTATCAAATGGGATTGAGTCTGACCTCGCACCGAAGTGCGTGTCAGTAACAAGTGCAATTTTCATTAGGCAACCATAAATTCAGGGCGATTACGTTTGGTATAGCGAGCCATATCCATTTTATAAGTGCGATAGTAATTACGATACGCAGCAATAGAGTCTGGCAGTTTAACATCATCAGGCATAGCTTGGGGCATCTGAGTCATTGGACCATCTGAAATATTGTGAGGCGGCATATTGATCAAGCCTTCAAGTTTTTGCTGGGTAAGGTGAACTTTACCATAGCGATGGGTGTATTCCTTACAGAGTTCCTCCCACAACGAATACAACCACATATAGTTAGTAAACGTAGAACGTGCCCAGATAGCTGAAGGGTGATTGATATGTGATGCTTTATATAGAACACCATCCATATTATCATTCGGATGACGCCAGCGTTTAATACGGCGTCCCGATGAATCGTCGATATACTGATCACCATCGAGCATTCGATGGGCAGTTGACATCAGTTGAGCATACTCGATAATCATCTTGACCACGTGTTTGTCAAGGTGCATTTGAGCGGCTGTTTCAAAGTTTTCGTCTAGATAAAAAATGTTCATCGCATCCTCCTAAATACTTCACTATAATGAATATACAATACTTTACGAGCAATGTCAAGATCTTTTTTTACATCAGGGTAAGCTAAGATCCCATTGTTGAAATCTTTTTCATACTTAGTCACTATTTCCCTAGCGACCTTCAAGGGCATTTTTAATTTTTTCTCTGGCATCTGCTTGCCCCAAGTTATACACTTCATTGATTAAATTATATAAATCAGTTCCGTTGAAACTCATAACATCAATTGTTTCTGGTTTTCCCCGCATATCCCTGCTCTCGATAATTAGTCCATTCATAGCAGGTATCGGACGGATGTCAGTAAAATGTCGTAGAAGATTTGTATATGGATATGGCATTATGAACCTCTCAAAATTTTCACTAATGTATTTGTTTGACTGATGGCATCATCTAATGCGTTATGCCATTGATTTTCACCAGACTCTGCTCGTCTAACATCAGCGTTATTAACGCCGAACAAATGTGTCACAGTTTTATAGCAGTAGCAGTGCCAGTATTTCCAGGGAATTGGCATACTCAACTCAAGGCAAGCTGACTCAATAATGCCTAAGTCAAACTGTGCGCTGTTACCCCATGTAGGCGTAGATACACCATACCATTCTACAAACTCAGGAATTACCTCGTCGAACTGTTTAACATCTACAAGTAGTGCCTTCAGTGCGGCTGGATTTTGTTTCGACCACCATCCTATAGTCTCTTTATCAATGTGTCGGTTATATTTTTTTGCAGTTGAGGCATCAATATTCTGATAGTATGTATCAATTACACCTGACTCAATATTGAATTTGACAGCACCAATAGACATGATAGCAGCATTGTTACGTGTGCTAAGTGTCTCGATATCAATCATAACCTGATATTTTTTGGGGTCTTCAAAATCGAACTTGTAACTCATTCTTCACCTTTGAGAGCAGGAATTTTTTCTTTTGCCATTTCTAATGCTTCTTTATCGTCAAGGTATTTGGGTCGACGCTTCTTAACATTTGCTTTTTGTTCAGCATGCTTTTCTTCTAAGGTTGCTGCTTCATCAACTGCCTTACGAATATAAGAAAGATAGTCAGCATTACCATCGTTACCATCAGCATCTGCAGACATCAACTCTTGCATATCTAAACTACCGATATATCTTTTCTTCGTATCCATCTGCTTCTTCTCTTTTTGAATGCGGCGGATAAATGCGTAGTAAGTAATCTGAGTAAAATAAGCAAAGGGATTTTTAGATTTAGCAGGATCGAAATTATCAATGTATGTAATACAATTTTCGATACCGTCGAGAATCATTTCGTCGCGGAAGGTATAGTTTACAAAATTAGATTTATATGCTAGGTGGTTGGCGATCTTCACCATGCACTCACCCAGATATTCTGGAACTCGAGGTTTCTCTACGCCAGCTTCTTTCGAAGCGATAACTCGCTCACGATATTCACTGATATGTAACAGGAACTCTTTATTGTCAACATAGTGCCGACTATTGGGGTCTCTTCTTTTAGCCATAATAAAATCATTCTATACTATTAAAAGGGTTTTGTCAAGAAAAAAATAATTAAAAAATAATTAAAAAAACTCTTGACTATTCATCAGTTTTAGGGTTATAATCAGCATGTGCTGGGTTGATGAGACTAATTTAATTTACCTTTATCTTTGAGTTGTAAATACTCAAGTAAGTCTTCTGGGGAAAGTTCATCCTCGGGGACAGTCCCATGGAGATCTTCATTTGTAAAATACAAGCGGTTCACCACATTCTCATAACCGACCACGTATTCTTCTCTTAAATTCGAGATAACAGTTATATCTTTTGCATTAATTGTAAATTGAAAATCATCAGACAACCCCATCCATGCTTTCAAACTATATTGTTCCATCGCACGGGTTTCTTCTAAACTTTCTAGACCACCAGACACAACCTGAATTGGGTATGTGATATCGATAAAAGATTTTTCTTGTATGTCACCAACATCCTCGACCATGCATACAATCATCGTGCCATCTGAAAATCTTATCAACCTAGCTTCTTGGTCCATTCTTGTCAACCTTTATTGTTTTGTAATTAAAACCTTCTTCATTATACAATTTGATTCTTTCGATAAGATGTTCTAATGTATAATTTTTACGAGACTTCCAAGAAAGATCGTCACCAATATCATAGAGATTACAAGTGACTTTATTTTCTCCGAGGCGCAACCCTCTACCGATAGACTGAAGATTACGTATCCTGCTTTTAGAAGGTGAGGCGAATACCACATTATGCAAGTTCTTTATATTTATACCAGTAGAGAAAGTTCCGTATGAAGCAATGATAATTGCATTATTTGCTTTTTCTGTGAGCGCACGAATATTTTCTCTCTGTTCTGTATCAGTTCCACCATGGACAAAGTAAACTGGTCTTCCTTTACCAGATTTCTTTTTGATAATATCAAATAATACAGAGCCATGTTTCTCAACGAATTGAAACAGAACCAGTGAATTACCCTCTCGATCTACGACCAAGTTACTGATAAATGTATTACGCCAGTGATCACGAACAAGCCAATCTACTTCTTCCTGATACTTCATATTCTTCATCATCTTTTTATCTTCATCAGTATGATTTAATAAGAGACAAGTAATATCGAGTTCGGCAACTTTTCCTTCTTCCATCAGTTCTTTAGTCGTGATTACTTTCGTAACTGGACCAAAGCAACCTTCTAACACGAGGCGGTGCGTTTTAGTTCCATCCAATGTTCCTGTAGTTCCGAAACGCCAGTGAGCATTGGGGCACTTATTCATAATTGTAGATAAAGACTTAGCTTTGAAAAGGTGAGCTTCGTCACCGTAAACAACATCAAATTTCTCAAACCACTTTTTCGGGAACTTGTAGATAGACTGCCATGTGGATATGGTAACTGGATACTCATTTGATTTTTCTTTACCCCCATAGATACGGTGGCAGTTTTCACTCACCGCCCAATCTACTTCACTAGCGTAGTCCTGGAAGTCTCCATACATCTGCTCCACGAGTGATGTTGTCGGAACAATGATAAGTTGCCGCTTGTTTCTCTTCTGGAAATAACGCATCAGCGTATAAATGATCAGAGATTTACCTGAGGCAGTCGGTGACAATAGTAGGGAACGACCACCCTGAATACCTTTACGAACAGCTTGAACCTGATAGTCACGAATCTCAATAGGTTTACCACCACCATGCAACTGTAACTCATCGGCGAACTTCTTCACATATTCAGACGATACGATATCGCCCTTTGATTCTACTTGGTTGTCGACTGTATATTCGAGCTGTTTAGCGAAGTCTTCAAGATACTTGATGAGACCAACAGGAAGCTCTTTGTTGAACATATTAAATAGTCTGGCTTTACCATCCCACATACGTGACTTATATGCGGGCATAAACTTTGCCCCTGGAACATCAAATGTAAAGAAGTCATTTAGTTCCTGTAGGATACCTGTATCACAATCAACGTGTAAGTTTACGGCATCTTTATATGTGATGGTAATATCAGTCATTTAAAAATTTCTTAGCTGTTTTTCTATGCCAGTTTTCTCCAGGATGTGTCCCGCATCTAGATAGAAAATCGTTGGGTAATAATTCATCTTCGTTTATGATAGTTAAATCTCTGCCAGCGCAACATGTTATTATTGTGTCTAAACATTCATCATATATTTCATCGTTAGATTTTTCGTCAAAGATATTCAAGTGTGGATAATCTGTAAAGAACTGTAGAAATCTTTCTTCTTGCGACTCTATGGTTTTGAAGTAACAAATGTCAATCATCTGTTGTATATAAGACGGATTAACATGTGTAATAATATTTGTTAACGGATCGTAAATTTCTCGTCGCGATTTACTGGGTGCGAGTATGTAAACTTCTTTGATAGATGATTCGGGTATCCAGTTTTTTACTAATCTAGCTACAGTTTGAATGCTACCACCAGGAACTCCGAAGTTAAAAGCACCTATTATATATGGCCAAGCAGATTGTTCGGGAACTTCATAACCATATGTCAGGGAACATCCGAATGCTGCACGTGTTTGTATTTCATCTTCGTATTGATCTGCACGAAAACCATAATCGTTCATATTATATAAAATTTTTGTTCTTACATTTTTAAGTGCATAAGTCGCAGCTAGCCGCCAATTCGGCGGTGTCTCCATAACAACATCGCGAAACATATTACCATGTGCAGTTTTTAGCCAATCCATTACATGAGACCATTCGTGAATTTAGTCCACTCGATACCGTTCTTGATATCCCATGTTCTGCTGTTGATTGAACGCATTACGCGGTCAAGGAAATCACAAACTGTTTTGATGTATTCAACCTTGTTCATCTGCTCTTGTAAGTCATCATCCGACTCAACCATTTCTTGCATATCTTGCTTCAATGGTTTATTACCGAGCCACTGATCCCAGCCAAGTGCATCAAGTTCTTGTTTTGAAAGTTCACCTCTCCAATATTGCTGCTTGATACGGCGCAACTTAAAGAAAGCTGCCTCGCTTTTACGCAATTGTAACTTGAAATTAGAGAGATGGTTTAGATATTTCGAATGAAGTTCAGCTGTCTTGATTGTTGCTTTACCGAGTTCTAACTCGTCAATCTTGCAGTCTTTAGACCATTCGTCTTGGAGTTCTTTTAAAGTAATCATAAATCAATAATATAGTAGTTTCAAAGGAAAGTCAAGATTAAGTCACGGTCTCAATCTTAAAAGTGCGGTATCTAAACCCAGCGATGCCAACGAAATAATCGCCAGCCCCCTGAGAAATATCAAAGTCTAGACCTTCTAGACTGGTAGGAAAGGCATCAAGAAATGTAATTTTTACATTAGGGTTGTTGTTTGAATCAAGAACGAACAGAGTTGCATCGCTTACTTGGGCAATAGCTTCTTTCTTATTCTTGTTACCAAGAGCAGTTCTATATTCCTGAGTTTTGATAAAGTTCGTAAACTGCTCATGGCTTTCTGGAAAACCTAAACCTGTTAGCCAGTTATATAACTCAACATAGTTAGCCATATCCTCTTGAATGAGGAACCTGATCATAAGTTCACCGAACTGAACCTTGTCTCCTGGAAAGGGGATGTTAGCCAGAGGTGTGCTTACTTCAGGTTGACCGATAGACATTTGAGGAATGTTTGCTGCCTGACAGAAGAACGATACATTAGGAATGTTCGCAATCTGAAAACGGAAACCATTTGGGCGCAGAAAGTCTAGCTCGGTAGGATTACTTCCTCCATCGAACTGTGCTTCTGATACATTTGTAATAGGGTTATATGCCATACGTTATTTATAAGAGTTGCAATGTAAAAAAAGAGGCGATCCGAAGACCGCCTCTCTAATAAGTGGTAGATTAACTCTACTCTTATTGTTTACATCAAGTTAGAAACTTTAACCGAACGATAGTATTGGTTACGGTCAGCAGTGAAAGTGTCACCGTCTGTAGTTCCGTCACTTTGCGTTACGAATGGGTTAGCAATCATACCGTAGCGAGTCTTGAAGCCGATTTTAGGCTGGAAGTTCGCTGGGTCGATGGCACGAACTTGCTGCAGCGGCACGTATGGGCAATAGAAGATACCAGCGTCATATGCACTAGTGCCTTTATAACCAACAACGTAGAACTGAGAAGCAGCACCAGTGTTAGCTGAATATGGATCGATATAAACACGATAGCGACCGTTCAGAACACCAGCAAAAGTGTTACCTGTGTCATCTACGTTCAGGTCAGTGTTAAGAGCTGGAGCATAATCCAGAACACCAGCCATTGACAGAGCAGAAGCTACGTCAGATGAACATACGATGAAGTTACCTTTACCGCGACGAGTGTCTTGAGCAATTACGTTGGCATCACGTTCGATGT